CACAACGTAATTAAGTAGTCATATTCGCCACCTCATATATATAAGAAGAAAACATAAAAAATGAGAAAACAATCACCAGCCGCGAGCTGGTTTAAAAGTTCAATTGAGTATTAACAAGTTAGCGAAAATATAGATATGATTAGAACTAAAAAATATAACTGCGGAAATTATCAAGAAATAGAAATATTTAATATATCGCCAAGAAAAAGAAAATATGAGAGAGCAAGAAAGGTGAAAGAATCTACACCGGCACAAAAAAATCTCAACTCTAAAAGAGCACAGAGGTATTTTGCGAGATTATGCAATCTTAATTTTAGCGAAGGTGATTACAGCGTAGATGCTACATACGATGATGCACATCTTCCGGCTAACAGAGATGAAGCGCTAAGAGACGTTAGAAATTATGCGCGCCGTGTTAGGTATGAAATGGCAAAGCGTGGAAAAGAAGATGTTGAATTTGTATATGTAATCTCAAATCACAAAGGAGATGATACAGGTTCAAAAGCAAGATGTCACATCCACATGATTTTTAAAGGGGCAGATAGAGATGTTCTAGAAAAAAAGTGGAAAGCCGGATACTGCAATACAGATAAACTTAGATTTAGCGAAACAGGAATTACAGGAAAAGCCATGTATATGGCAAGGCAAGGAAAAAGCAAAAGATGCTGGGGCGGTTCTTTAGGTTTAAAAAAGCCGGAGCCGATTGTTTCGGATAGAACATTTACAAGGGGGCAAGTAGAGAGAATCATAAACGATCCAGGAGACGGAAGATTTATTTCAAAGTTAATAAATAAAAATAATAAAACTAAATACGTATTCACAGATTGCATAGTTGAACACGACGGCAGGCAGGTCGGATTTTTTTCGGAAGATCCAGGGGACGGCCTCGGATTTAGCGTGCTAATCAGAATGAGGAGGGAATGATGAGCTATTACATTAAATGCCCTTTTTTTATGGCGCATAAAGAAAACACGATTACATGTGAAGGCTGCATGCATTTTTTTGACACAAAGAAAAAGCATCGAAAACAGATTGAAAAATGCGAAGAAGGCGGCACGGAATGCAGATACGCTAAAAGACTTTTTGACTGCTACGAAATTTATCAAGATTCCCCGGATTTAGAATTAAGATTACATGAAGTTTATGCGGACGAAATGAGGAATCAAATATCCACGCTCGTTTGGAGATTAGCTAGAGAAAAGAATAACCAAAATAAGCTTAAAGAAAATTACGAGAGTGCTCTCGAAATTAAAACAAAAGATATAAACAGACTTACTAGGCAGCTCATGCTGGATAGAAAAAAGGTAGCAATTAATGAAAAAACAATTCTTGCATTGATGCACAAGAATAATCTGAGCATGACAGATATTAGCGAGCTTGTGGATAAGTATAAAGATAGCGAATTAATTTTTGATGCAAAAAGCGGAAAGGTGGAAAAGAAATGAATGCATTAATGGACGGTATTATATTTATAATGATTAACGCCCAAGTAGGAATAGAGATAGGCGCTACGGGCTGGAGTTATTTTTAAGCAAGAAAAAAACGAGGGGATGCCCCTCGTTTTTTTATTAAGCTGCCTTTATAATTTCCTGTGGTGTGAATGAGAAGTATAAATCGCTGCCAACCTCCGAGCTCTCGCGCTCATATAATACTATTGCCTTGTCAGGTGCAGCAGATAGCTTTATCTTTTCAATTGCATTTTCTTTAGTTTCAAAAGCTCCGATGCGCACACCGTTTTCAAGATCTCCTGCATATGGAACGGATGACACTCCGTCAGAATCTTTCATGAACCAGTAAGCCGTGTAATACTCTTCACCGTTTGGTCTAATTCCGTACCAGCAATCTAGCGAGTTCAAATATTCTTTGCAGTTGATTTTCTTTGTAATTTCGTTTAACATAATTGTAGCTCCTTTTAATTATCAGGGGTGGTAATTTTTAGGGTGTTTCGAGCCGTTGCAGCGGCTC